TCTTAGCAAATTCTTCAGCCAAATTCTCAATATCAATACTTTCTAACCATTCTACCGCTGTTTTCATTGTTCTTGTTGTTTAGTTATCATTTCTATTTAAGATATGTGGTAAAAATTGGGACTTATCATTTCTTGATTTGGGTTTCGTGTTTTACTCCAAATTTATCATAAGTAGTGATTGTCGCATCCCCAACTCTTATTTTTGGTTCATTAGGTTCATCAACTATTCTAAAGGTTTCTTCGTTATCACTCCACTCATCGACTATCTCAAGGTTTCCGCTGAAATGGTATCCAATTGCTCTCAAAAGTCCTTCACACATTCTTAATGCTTCGTCAAGGTCAACATCGTTGTGAGGTACTTCGTGTGTTACCGTGTGTTCGTATTGTTCGATTGTTATTTTCATCCGTATTTATTTAGGCATTGTTCGTGAAACATCTTTGCTTTTGTGTTCGTCTTTGAGTCTTTCCAAGTAAAGCACAAAGTCCATTGCTTCTTCTTGTGCGTGTGTAAGCCATTCTAACGTACTTAAATCAGTTCTTTCTAGCGTTGTCTTGTACTTGTTTATTCCTACTTGCGAACGTTCGGCAAACCTACTTAAAACGCGTAACACTATTTGGTCTTCTATTATCTGGTTCATAGGAAATTTATTAAGGTGTTATAATAGTCACGGCATAACTCCACGCGTTCTTTAATTAATTCGATTACAGCTTCGTCTTTTTCTACTTTGAAGACTTTAACACGTCGGTTATCTGGTATGTGATCAAAGTTATGTCGTTTTTGTACTTCGTCGCGTAGGTCTAAACTTTCTTCTAGTAGGTTTGCGTTCCAGTGTGCGCGACGTACTTCGTCTTCTACCATTTCTTCGGGTGTGTTAACTAAACAATAGCACAATAACGATTCTGTTTTACCCGTAAGTTCCATGTAGCCTTGAAGTTGGTAGTAATAGTCCTTTGTAGGTATTTCTGTAGCAAAAAACGGAAAGGTAGTAGCATCCCAAGAACTCTTAACATCTAGTAGCACGGTGTCCGTGTTTACGTCGGGTGTTCCAGTCATCCAGTCATTACTAAAATGTTCTTCGTTTTTCCATACAAAGCCTAAATCTAAAATGTCCGATACTAATTTAATAGCGTCGTCTTCTACGATAATACCTTTGTCGGTGTAACGGCTGTAGAATTGCTTCTTGATTCCGTACTTGTCTTGGATAACTTGTTCTTCTATGTATGTTTTAGCTGTTTGGCTTAACGATTCCCCCTTTGTTCGGGGGTTCGTCATTATCTTACCGATTGCAGAACATCTAATCTTAAAAGTATTCATAGCGCGTTAATTAAATCGGTTTGACCTTCTGTTAAAGTGAACTTCGCTTCTAGTTCTTCGCGTGTGTATTTACCATTTTGAATGGCTTCGATAGCACTTTGAAAGCGTTTAGCGTCTATGGTAGGTAATTTCTTAACTTGTTCTCCGCTTGCGTCCGTGTCTTTGTCCGTAACAAGTCCTAACATAGAACTGATAGCATAGCGTCTAATGTAAGTGATTGCAGAACCAAGAACTTGGAAATCGTTCATACCTTTTAACGCTACGTTTTGTGGAATAGGTGTGTTACTCTGTATTGTTTCGCCACTTTCGACGTGATAAAGAATAGTATTTACACCATTGTCGTTAATCAACTGCGTGAATCCTAATCCGTGTTTTTTTAGTAACGGATTGATAACGCTAAAGATTTTCGGTAAGTCCGAGTAGGAATAGCCGTAACCTTGTGTAGCTTTGTGAATTACTGGTACTTCTTGTTGGAATGTTGCCAACGCTTTAAATAAATTTTTCATGTTAAATTGGTTTTTGTTTATGTAAAGATAGTTTATATTTCGTTATAAATTACTTTTTAGTTAAATTTTTTCAAATTTTTTATTTTCGTGGTATATGTGTCACTTTTAAACGTCCAGTCGCCGTAGTCAATTTCGCCTTTTTTCTTTAGTTCAGCGATTCTGTAGAACTCGTCTTTTTCTAGGTAGCCTAATACATATCCGTACGTCATATCTAACGAAACATAACACCAAAGATAGTAGTCAGTTTGCTGGGTGTGATTAAACGCGCTTATATTAGCGTTATAGTCGTCTTTTGGTTCGTGGTTTGATTTGATTGTTTTAACGTCTATTTTTACGCCGTTGCTAATTAGATCGTAGTTGTAGTCGCCTTCGTATTTAACCTCCTTTCCTTTAGACCTTAAAAAAGCCATAGTAATAACTTCACCTACTGCGCCGTGTAGTTGGCTTTCACCATTGGTAATTGAATTCTTTAGGTTTTTAAAGTTGTAAAGGTCTTTAGCTTCTTCGATTTGTTCGGGTGTTATGTATATTTTTTTCATTCTAGTTCTTTTATTTTAGATTTGTATGTTTGAATTATTTCTTTTAGTTCTTCAATAGTCCATTTTTTCGTAAGGTGCGCCCGTTCTTGTAGTTCAAGTAGCTTTTGCGCCCCGATTCTCTTTTGTATTCCTATTTGATAGTTAAGAAGGTTACCGCTTAAATATGTATTACAGTGTTCACATTGTAGGTGACAATTATCTTCGTCAAAACGAACGTTACTATGTCCACCACTAGAAAAATAATGCCCGCAATTTTTTTTAAGAGGCGGTTTATTACAAGAAATGCAGTTTAAACCTTGATCCCGAAGCCTTACGTACTTGTTAAATATTGTTTGGGTTTCTTTTAGCCAGTCTTGTAATGTTTTTAGGTCTTCTTTCATTCGTTTTTTAGTCGTTTTCCATTGGTTCGTCTTTACTTCTTCTACGAAGGCTTTAATACATTCGTCTTTTAGGCAATACTTGTGATTAAAACGGATAGGTTCGAACTTTTCACGGCAATTTTTACACCTCATCTTGACTCAAAATGTAGTTAGACCATTGTTCTGCCATGGCGTTAGCGATTCCATCGAATGTTTTACTTCTTAACGTTCGACGTTCTGCGGGTGTCTTTGCATTTTTTAAAGCTTCGAAGTACCATTTAGGCTGTTTTTTAAGTTGTCCTTTATGGCTAACGAATTCTATAAACTCGCCTTTACCTACGATATTTGTAGGGACTAGATTAGGTAGCTTAAATAACCAAAGACAAGTACTTTTTTGCGCTTCGTCGCCAAATTGCCACGGCTGTATTATTTGATTAGGTTTTCTTATGCCAGTGCTTATAACTGAAATAGGGTTTTCAATAGCTTTGTATTTGATTTGTGCATTCATTAATTGACCTACAAACTCTAGTGCTTCTTCTTGGTCCTTGTGTCTTTGTTCGTTTTTACTTCCATCTTTATTGTAAAGCCATCTAGCACCGCTTACCGCTAAAAATGTACATGGTGGGTGAGCAATCATTAAATCCCAACCTAAATCAATTACTTCAAACACGTCTTGTTGGTAATGCCATTCGGGGTGTCCACCACTACACGGCAATAAGTCACAGCTAAAGGCTTCATGTCCTAATTTTCTAAACGCTTTTGTTACAGCTTGGCTTTCCTCGCAAGCTATTAATACTCTTAATTTTCTCATTAGTCAAATTTTATGGTTTCTTTAATCCAATTTCTAAACTCAAGCTGTAAATCAATCTGCTGTTTAAAGATTTCTTCGCGGTTTGCTTCGTTAGTATTCAAAAGTCGGTTATCTACTTTACGTATTTCTTCAGCTAGTATGTTAGCTTTACGTTTTAAGTCTTGTTTGAAGACAAACTGATCGTTAAGGTCTTCTATGAAGTCGGCTAGTACGGGTAATACAGCGGACAAGGTTACTAGTTTGTGTTGTTTAGTCATAAGTCAAGGTTTTTGTATTTGTTTTCGTTTTCTAAATCGTTAATCTTTTCTTTGAGGTGTCCATTTATCTGCATGGCGTAGTTTATTTCGCGTCCAATCATTCGCATTTCCATTTCTAAATTGTAGATAGTCTTTTCTATTTCTGTTAAGTCTAGTTCTACGTCGTGTGCGCCTTTTATAAATGCTGTGGCGTTTGGCTTCTTTGCTTCTAGGTCTTCGCGTGTTAGTCTTATCCGTGTTTTAATCGATTGTAGTTTGCTTTTTACTAGTAAAAGCTGTAGTGTTATGTCCATCCTTTATTATTTAATGCGTTTAACTTTTGTTCTGTCATTGTTAAAATTACTTGTTTTGGTTCTTGAGCGCGGAATTTAGTTAAAGGGTCTACTCCGTGAACTTCGAATCCTATTCCGTTATTAAATGAACATACTACGGGGTCGTCTATTGCTGTATGTTTACCGCCCGTTTCCATGTCCTTAACTTTTTCGACTTGTACCCACGTTTTTAACTTGTAGTCTGGGTGTTTAATTAGTCTGTGTATTACTATCATGTCGTCGCATCTATTTAAGAATGCTTTACCGCCTTCTATGTGGTCTTTTAACGGAGCTTTAAGATGT